GTTGTCGTTGCCATAGTTCTCCTTTAGCCTACTATTGTAGCGTTCTGCCAGTCCAAAGTAGGGCTGACATCATTCCAAGTTAAGTTATTTGGCAGGGAATTCCATCTAAATGCCTGCAATGAAAATTCTAGGGGACTTACATTCATAGTCAGATTGAGCTGATTTAGGCTGGCGGTCCAAGTCCAGCCTTCTACGAATCCTAAGAATGTGCCATTTACCATATTGGCTGGCAGGTTATCTATGCTAAGGGCTAAGCCCATAAATACATTTAAAAGGTCATCGCGCTCAGAATTTGGAATTTCGGGGCTGGCGACTGGAAAGGTTATCTGCCTAAGAGCAAATTGTGGCTGGGCTCGAATGTTTAAATAAAACTCAGCTTGATCCTCAGCGTCATTTTGGTTGCGTAGGGTTGTGTCAATCGTTGCTGCTAATTCGCCATATTGCTGAATTGATGATGGGTCGCTATCGGTGACGCTTTGATTGCCTTGGCTTCCATAGGCAATTGTTATTGAATTGCGAACATCTCCAGCTCGCTTAACTATTGATAATCCCGGGCCGATAGCATCATTGGCATCAAGATTTAGATAACCATCTGAAATTAAGTATTGAGCTCTATGTGTTGAATCTGCATATCCAATACGGCCCTGAGAATCTTCGTATAGATAACCAAGTCCGCTATTAGCAAAGCGAGAAGCTAAGTTATAAACTGTGTCATTGAGACCAGTCTCTGAATGAAGCTCATAATCTCCGGGAGTATCTATTTCGCCCAAGCCGCTATTTTCTGCATCCTGCCATTGGGTAGTAGCGTCATACCCATTCCAAGTCTCAGCAGCTGGGACTTCATTCCATTGGTCAAATAGAACTGTGCTAAGTAATTGTTCAATGCGGTCTCCATCAAATTGATGGGCAAAGTTGCCAACATATACGGCGCGATTAAGTCGAGCCAAAGCTCCTACGGCAGTTATCTGAATTCTTTGAGATAAAGCAGTTGAGCCCGAAGTATCAACTGTTATGCCTAAATCAGTAATGAACCCACCAAATAGATTTACATAAGCCGCTGTCGAGTCTTGGACTTCAATAGTTACTGCGTCATTAATTTCATAAGGGACTGATGCCTCGGCAGTTTCAATTAAAGTAAGGCTGCAATAACCAGCAATAGGCTGCGAATAAATATCTGTGCGACCGGAGCTAATAGTTAGTCCGCTAAGCGTTGCGCCAGTAACTGTAGATCCATTTACTTTAACGCGATAGATTGGGCTCCAGATACTCATATTGCTAGTTGGCTACCGCCGCCACCTGTTCGGCGTTGTGTGTTATTAAGAGCTGAAACCACTGCTCTAGTAAAACCTTCTTCATCTATGGCTGATGGCGCATTAACATTGATTACGACTCTATCTCTTTCCTCGCCTTGTCTAAAACCTGCTAAATCAAATGAACCAGTTCCTGCTGTTCTTTTAATAAAATTTGCTTCGCTGACTTGTTCAATTAGCGTTTGTGTTGGGTTGCTGGTCCTTGCAGGCTTGCCTGATGCGCCGCCGCTAAGTCCGCTTAATCCACCCGTTAATCCACCGCCAGTAGTAATGCCGCCAACACCAGCACTGCCCGTCCCACCGCTTGGAAAAAATAAATCACTTCTTGGAACGCTAACTTGTTCAGTATCGCCTTTCCTTGCTAAAGCATTAGCACCTGAAAGAACTGCTGCTGCTAATGCAACTGCGCCAACGCCAAGCAATGGGTTGGCTGCAAAAGCTACGGCAACTCCAGCCACAATTGCACTAGCTTTTAACGCATTGTAGGCTTTTATAAGCAGATTTATTAAGACAATGGTTGCAGTTACGCCAGCCGATATTTTAGAAACTACGAATAAAGTAGCAAGGATTCCACTCAAAATAATTAACTCATCTTTAAACTTGATAACTGTATCAATTAACCCTCTAATTTTTTTACCCCACTCAACTGCTCTTATTTGTGTTTCAGACAAAGAGGCTTCTAGTGAGTCTTCACCAGTAAGGCCAGAGATAAATGCCTCTAGGGCTGGGATAAAGTTGTCTAATATCCAAGCTGTAAGTTCTTGAACTACTGGCAGCAAGGCAGCGCCAATAGATTCCTTAGCCTCATCAAGAGCAATCTTTACGCGCTCTAATTGCTTGGCTGTAGTCTCTGATTCCTTTTCTGCAAAGTTGCCAAATGTGCCAGTAAGCTCTTTAAAAATTGCGTCAAAGTCTTTGCTCTTTATAATATCTGCATCAAGACCAAGGCCAAGCTTTCCTAGGGCAGTAGTGTTGCCATCATAGGCTCTACCCAAAGCGTTAGATATTGTCTCTAATGGCTTGCCAGTTGCAGCACTTAAATCTAGTGCCAAATTTAGCAGTTTCTGTGCTTCTTCTACATCTTGCGTTGATCTAACTAAGCGAGTAAAGGCAGGGCGCAACCCATCGTCTGCGACTCCTATAGCGATTGAAGTCTGTTTTATGTATTTCTCAACGCCCTCAATTTGTTTAGCAGTAGCGCCAGTCGTTGCAGTAATAGTCTCGGCTAATCGGCGTTGGGCGGTCTCATCTTCGGCAGCAGCTTTAACCGCGCTTACTGCAAACGCGCCAATAGCTGCGCCAGCAGCGGCAAATGCTATAGCCGCTTTTTTACCAAATTCAGCAGCTCTTTCGCCAATAGAATCAATATCTTTAGAGCCATTAGCTAATTTCTTTTGGAAGTCCGCTGTATCTGCTAGAAGCTTAAGCGTTAATGCTCTTGAATCAGATGCCATTTATGCCCCACTTATCTAATATTTTATTAAATGCAGCAGTCCATTGAGAAACTATATTTCTTTGCTCTTTGCGTAGTGTTGGATAAATAAACCAACCGCGAGAGCCTCTGCCCATTCTTCCAGAATAACTAGGGAATTGCTTAAACTTATTAGAGCCGAATTCATAGCCAGCCCAAAGCTGTTGAGTAGTTGCTCCACCGCTAAATCTTTGACTAGCAAAGCCGTAACGGATTTCGCCTGTAGTGCTGGTCTTACTTACTTTAGATCCGCTAACGATTCTGTTAATCGCCTGTTGCCCTTTGCCGCGAGTTGCAGCGGTAGTAGCGATTTGTCTTTGTAAATAGGTAGCAAGGTTGTTAGAGCTTTGACGAGCCTCGGCTTTGGCTTCGTCACCTAGCAAGGTAAAGGCTTTATAGACTTGACGGAGCTCTGTCCGATCAAATGCTGACACTTCTTCAGCCATTGCTATTCATCTCCTTTATCAGCTCGACTGCCGTTGCTACATCGTCCCAGTCATCCCAGTATTGCATTGGAATTCCAGTCTTAATGGCAACTGTGACTAATAGCCGCCTTATGCTGTCGGGCTGATGGCTTTTGGGTCTTCGTTGCCAGTCCTTACATCGGCAACAGTTTCCATCCAGACATCAAAGGACTTCACTGGCTTTCCAGCACTTTCGCGCTTATGAGCGTTATATGCCAAGAACATTAAATCCCAGATTCCTATATTGTCTTGCGCCTTTGTGATTGTGTGGCCTGTGGTCTTTTCCCACTTGGCCCATTCTGGCGGTTGAGCAACATAGGTGGCAACTTCGCCTCCGTTATATTCAATTGTAATTGATAATTTCATAGCTCCCGATGCTCCGATCTATTAGCTAAATGATTCTGCAGGTTGTCCAACGACAGTCAAAGTCCAAGTGTCGGTAAGTGCTCCAGGAGCAGCTCCACCAGCAGTTGGGAAGATTGGCAAGACATTAAATGAGAAAGTTGCTCCGCTAGCAGCTGTGAATGATACTGCTACGGTTGTATTAGGTGCAGTTTCGGCATTGGCCCACATTGACTCAAATAGAGAACCATAAGCAGGGTTAGCGCCCCAGTCCTGTAGAAGTTCAATTGTGAAAGTCCATTGCTTATCAACTGACTTATAAGCGCGACCATCAAGAGTCTGATAAGTCTCGATAATCGTTTCAGCACTTAATACTGCTGAGGTTGTTTGAGCGTCATATGGCTTCGTATCTAGAGTGAAGGTCACATCGCGCCCAGTTATAATTGTTGTGCTCATTGGGTCTCCTATGCGGTTTGCTCGTAGCGGACGCTCAAGCGAATATCTGAAACTAACAGGTTTGTAGTTCCAACAGTAGTAATCGATGGCCTTTCGACTGTCGATAACTCATACTTGGAAGCGTTTAGCGCTCCAAGAATACTAAAGACTAACTTCTCTAAATTATCCAGAGAAGCAGGGTTGCTAAAGTAAGCAACGCAAGCGGTAATTGTGTAATTAAGTTTAACGCGGGTAGTTACCTTGCCTAAGACTTCTAGCTCCATATAAGGCGAGTCAGGCACAATAACTATTGCTG